GAGAGCTTTCAAGTACATACCTAAATGCGCCTTGCTCACTATCTATTAGCTGATGATCTATCTCAGTTGGATCGCTAGTTCTTGCTTTCGTCCATACCAAGCCGCCTTCACCAGCAAGGTCAATGCCGTTGGTAATAGCTTGTGTAGCATTAGTACCCGTGTACAGATACGTAGAAAACACATCATCAACGTAAACAGCTTCGCCAGCATTGCCCGCCGCCGCCTGTATTAACTTGTTAGCCGCATTACTCATTAACCTAGCGCCTGCCCAGCAGTGAATCCGTAATAAGTCGTTCCGCCGTCAATTGTAAAAAACACAAACACATCAACGCCGTTGTTGGTTGCCGTTAGGGTTGGTGCTGTCGCCGCTGGCCAATCAACGCTTCCGGGCCAAGTAATTGTTCTGGCGGAGCTATCTTGAATGACTTTGAGTATGAAGGCAGAAGCCCTGCCAGAAGCGGCGGGGTTGCTGAACGTGTAGGTGACATTTTCAGTCAGATCATGCTCAAAAACATTGCCGTCGCGAAGGTTAATCGTCGCCGCGTTAGAGCTAGACGTAATGCTAGTTGCCTCATCTATCGTGCCATTATCAAAACTAACAACACCATTAGCATCTGACGTAACAATCCCTGACGCCTGCGTCAGCCCCAGCGTGTCGGGTAGCTTGACCGTGTAGGTAGCCGCCGCGCTGTGGGCTGGGCCTTGGACGGTAACTCCATGCGAATTGCTTTCGCAATTAAATCGAATGGTGCCCGCGTTGGTATTTCCATATAACTCAGTAAAGCCGGTGCCGTTTGGAAACAACTGGATGTTGCCGTTGGTGTCCGTTGACTTGATAGCGTTGGCGTTTAACTCAAGATTCTCTATCAAGACAGAGCCGTCAGACTCCTCATACACGGCCTTTTCAGCAGGGTAGGCAATAAATATATTTTTACTGCCAGCGCCAAAATTAACCGCCGACCCGCTGTTTGAGCTTTCTAGTACGGTCGTTCTTGTTAACGTGTTGCCACTACTGGCATACGTGCCCAAGCCCACCTCAAACGCGGTGTTGGTTGTGTCAACAATTGCGTAATATGTGGTATCTGCGTTAGACAACACCGCCGAGAACGCTTGAAAGTTCGCTACGGCGCCGCCTAGAGAAATAGCGCCCGTCCCCGTGGTCGTGGTTGTCTCTTTTACGCGGTCTTTTAGAACGAGAGCCATGATTATGCAATCCGAATGATAGCGTTAGAAGCGTCAGGGGTTGGGAACACAATGGTAAAGTCGCCAGCACTAGATGCCTTGTCAGCACCAAAGTCGAGCACAACGACAGTATCTGTAGTGCCACTACCGCTAGCCGTCGTGGTGTTATAAATTAACGCGCCACGGGCTGTGATGGTCGAAGAACCAAAGGTCAAGTCGGCAAAGTCAGTCAGTGCCGTTGTCCCTGACGTGGTAGGGGTAACATTGGTCAGCGTGCCGCCGCCAGCCGAATAACCCGTACCGCTCACCTCGTTGCTGGTGGTGTAGGCGGTTGTAGCCGCGTCAAAACTGGCGCTATTGGTGTACATGGCCAGCTTGAAGGTGTCCCCGCTACTGGCAGTAAAGTTGTGTGAGCCTACAAGCAGTTCCTGCTTGAATGAGGTGCACATGTAGTTTCCGCTAAAAGCCATATCAAAGTCTCCTGATAAGTTCGGCTAGGTCTTTTTGCCCTGCATCACACAAGGCGTTGTAAACAGTGGTTCGGTCGCTTTTGATAGCTTCCTTCATGTAGTAGACAAGGAGCTTCCTGATGTCGGCTCTAAACGCCTCGGCTTGTGCTCGCACTTCTGGCGCGGCGCTTTCTGCTATTGAGACAATTTTGTCTAAGCATCTCTCGGCAACTTCTTCCGGGGTAAACCCTCTGTTAGAGGTTGTTTGCACAAATACATTACCAACAGTAGCGTCGATCATGATCTAGGCTTCCTTACCTCTCCGCCACGGTAGCTGTCTGTTGTGCTGTAGCCCTCGCCCAGCTCCTCCAGTTTGGCCAGCGCCTCCATGTACCTCTGGGCATACAACTGCATTAGGTCTGGGTCGCCCTTGAGGTAGGTGTACGCCTCAACAAGACAGCCATAAAGCAGTGTGGACTCAGCATTAGTGCCAAGCCAGCTAGTGCCGTCTGTGGAGGTGGTAATAGAGGTGGGCTTGTGGAAGTAGTGCAGTTCGGCGGTGTACGCCGCGTCTGGGGTAGGGCCAAGAATAAATGCTGTGCGACTAAAAATGCCGTAATACTTAGGTGCGCCTGTAGTCCCGGCGGCGGGATAAGCCTGCCGTATAAAGTTGACATCCTTGAAGATCAGATAGTCATACCCGGAATTATCAATCGCTAATGAGTAGGGCGTCAAAAAATCCGATGGCATCACCAGATACTGACTGCCTGCGGCGACAGACCCCTCCACATTTTTGCGGAAGTCGGGTAACTGTACCGTCTTGAGAATCTTGTCTTCCGCCTGCTGAATGATGGTCGGCAGGTTGTTGACGAAGCTGGTCTCGTTGGACTCCGTATAGTCCTGTATGGCCTGCTTCAACGTGGTAAAGGTAAACGCCATCAGGAAGTCTCTATTGTTACGCGCCCAACCACGCCTGCCATGTCAAGGCCCACAGTGCGGCTCCCAAGAGCTGTATTGCCACCACCAACGGGATCAAAGGCAGACAAAGCGCGGCTTTCGTCAAGTGAATTGTCAGGTCTAGGGTATCTAAGAGCCTGCGGATCGCTCGCATTGACATCCCCCAATTTAAGCTGAGGCTGGTCCTGATCCACTACATCGCGGCCAACTAGCAAGCCGTTCCATCGGCCATCCTCTATTTGACGGACAAGGTCGCGCAGTGGGTAACGGAATCCAGTCCGATCACAAAAGCCGAAAGCATGCTTACCCTTGGCATAACTGCTCATAGGTCGTTGTAGCCTCCCGGCGCCATATACAGAGCCGCTTTCTCGCGAGACGCATCCGCCGCAAGATTCCACTGCTCCTCGTACACCTGCTTGAGGGCAGGCGCAATACCCATAGATTCTGGCTTTTTGCTGGCGATTTGATAAGCCAGCCCTGCCACTAGACACGGCAGATAGCGAGCGGGGACATCCATGTTATTGGACGCAGGCTTGCCGCTGTCTTCGATCCGGTCTAAATAGTAGTAAGCGAATGTGTAGCTGGTCGTTGCGTCTGGAACAGGCCAAAAATGCACTGTAATACCAGCAGGCTTGCGCTCAATGTAGTACTGGAGCGGTCGCCCTTGAGTTAACTTGTTGGTCTGGTGCGCGTACTGGCTGACCGAAATCCTCTGCATAGTCAGGTCGGACTGCTTGGATGTGTCGCCCGCGTCGGTGCGCAACAGCCCCTCTATTATGTCTAGCTTCTCAGATGTAAGGTCGTATGACGACGTTCCTGCAACAAGAGCCAGCGTGGCGTCTCGCACCGTCCAGAGATTAAGGCCGCGGTTTTGCCACTCAAGCATGAGCAGATCAATGCTCCGACGAGCAGTTTTGTAATCATATCCACTGCGCAACTCGGAGCCAGCACGCTCAAACGCCTCTTCCATTATGTCTGACAGGTCAAGAGTAAAGCTGGTTGTTCCGCTAGTCGCCATTTAAACAACCACCCCTCGGGTCTTGCCGCGCATGGCAATGCCATTTCTGCACTTTGCCTTGGGTATCTTGCCCCCAACGGCCATTTTCTTTTGCTTACACTTGGGTGCGTTTTTAACCTGTTTTGCGGTCTGCGCTCTGCTGATTGCCATCTAGCTACCCTTCTTCCATTTCTTGGACTTCGACTTGGTCTTGCTCGGACTCCACTTGACCTTGTCCGCCCAGTAGGCCGCAGACATCTTGCCGCGCTTAATGTTCTTTGCATGACGCGACTTAAATGCTTTGCGCTGGCCAACGGTTTGATTGGTCTTTACGCCCTGCTGGCCAAACCGAATGATTTTTTCTTTGCCGCCCTCACACGCCTTGACGATGTGGGACTTTTTAGAGTGACCGGGAGTCCGCTTCGGCTTGTTGCACGCCATAGCGCCCTTATCAACGCGACCGCCCTTCTTGTAATAGAGTCGCATTACTTCCGGTGCCTCGCTGTCTTTTTAGCCACTTTCTTTGGCTGGCTAGAATGCTGTTTACCTTTCTTGGTGTCAGCCCGCTTTTTACGGCTAGTTGCGGCGTATTCCTTTGAAGACAGCGATTTAATTGCCTTTTCTGGCAAATATCGCTCACCCGTAGCTTTTTTTCCTTGAGTACTAGGCTTTCCAGACTTGGTGCGCCACTTCTGCTTCGTCCACTTCTTGAGGGACTTTTGCGACTTTTTGAGCGCCATCAGTCTTTGTAGCCGCCGCCCGCGGATTTGTACTGCTTTGCCAGCATCTGGGCCTTTCGCGCTGACCATTGTCCGGGCTTGCCACCCTTGCCACCCGCCTTAATCTTGTTGAATAGGCGCTTGCGCATGGATGGCTTAGTGTAGTTTCCAGCCTCATTGACCTTCGACTTTGTCTTGCCGCCCTTCTTGTAGTACAGCCGCATTAGCCATAGCTCTTCTTTACTTTAAGCACGACGTTGTACGAGTCAGCATTGCTGGCACCAACTGTGGTGAAGTTAATATCACCCGTCTTGCCCGATCCGGCATTGTTAGGAATGCCGACAAACTCGGAAAAATCTACTGTGTCTGAGTAGTCAGCAGGAAGCTCCCACGCTAAAACGTCGGTTGAAGCGTCAAACAGGATCTCTACGCCCATGCCAATGGTCGAATACCAGATGCACTCTATTTGCACGCTGGTGCACGCCTTGTCGCTAGCGGGGTCTTTAGATAATGAAGACACGTCGATCTTGGTCACAGCGGCTTCGCCAGAGCCATCGCTGACGTTAGTGAACGAAAAAATCGCCGTGCGAGGCCCGTCCTCAATAGTCTGACTGGTAACTGTATCAGCCATTTTGCCCTCCAAAAAAGGGGCTTACGCCCCATTGATTACGCAAGGTTAATGTTTTGCTGATACAGAATAGTAAACCGCACTTCTCCAGCGTTTGTCGCGGCAGAGGCTGTTACAGTCAGGCGGAGGTCGGCAGTGCCGGTGTCTTCCCAAGCCAGCGCCGCACCCGCTTCAGTAGTTGGGTACTTTCGGCCTGCGTCAGTGCCGCTTGCGAAGGTATTTAAGATCGTAGCCGCGCCACCTACAGTGTCGCCAACGCTTAGGTTGGTTGAGGTGTTTGCCGCTGTAATGATGTCGATTACACAGTCAATAATCTGAGAGTTGGCCGGAATGACAACGTCTGTGACAGAGGCCGCAACTGCACCACCTGACAAGTCAACGGCAAAAGTCTGCGCCATTACAACTTGGCCAGTGTTCTTGATGTTTGTGCCGAGCGTTGTGCCGGTAGTCTCTTTGATGGTTCCAGCCTTAATAGGACCGGAAAAAGTAGTAGTACCCATGAGGATCTCCTGTCTTGGGTCGGTCTGATGTTCCACATGGAACAATCAGTCAGGAAAGAAAAGGGGGCCGAAGCCCCCTGTCATTTAGGAAGTTCCGGGCGAGCCGTAGATTCCCAGAGGATCGGATACGCCGAAGCTGTATCGCTCGCGAGCCTTGTACCGGACGTTACCAGTATCAAAGTCGCCGTCCATTGAAGTCTCCAACGCAGTACGGTTGAAGTGCTTCATGCCGTTCGGTACATCGGTGATCAAGAAGAACGCATTCGTGTCAGTCAAGAAGTGATTGACAGAATAGCCTTCTGGAATCGATCCGTTGTTGCGAAGGGCATTGATGTCGTTGTCAGCCGTGCCAACTCGACCCTCAGTCTCAAGCAAGCGAGTTGCTACAAACTGAAGTGCGGGTGGAACGATTAAACGACGGGGGCGAGCCGCGATCAGCAGTCCACGCTCATCGGTAAATGCGGCGATGTTAATCACAGCATCTTCCAGTGAGGTTTCATTCAGATCAGCCGCTACGGCAGGACGGTTAGCGTTAGTGCCACCGTTTACCAGCGGGTGAGCCGTGCTGAACAGCGTTACGCCGTCACCAGATTGGAAGGTGTTAAAGCCGTTGTTAAGCGGGTTTGCCGCTTTAACCTGCTTGGTGTGTGCCATAGCACGGGCCAACGCCTTGGTGTAGCGAGCAGAAAGAGAATCGTAAAGATTGTCTTCCATCGCTTCTTCAGTGATGCTGAAGCCCAAAGCAATTGTTTCGTGGTTATAGCGAGCAGTGAACGACTCCTGCGCCGAGTCATAGCTAATGGCAGAGCCTTCAGCTTTAACTGGTGCGGCACCAAAGCCGGACAGCTTTACTTCTTCCTCAAACGACCGCTCAGATGACTCAGTGTCATAAATCATCGTGTGCTCATCGTCGTACCGCTCATACTCCAATCCGAACAAGGCGTTCAGACCGGGGAGCAGTTCTTTCAGCATTTGTGCGCGTGAAATAGCCATTTCCTAGTTCTCCTTAAACGCCGAGCTTGGTTTCGTAGGCATGACTCAAGGGAAGATAGGTCACGATGCAGTCGGTGAAAGCATCACCTACTGCGCTCTTGGGACCATCCACAAAGTCAATGACACGAAGCGGAAGCGTGTTAGTTGTTGCAATTGAGCTAGCGTCCAAAGCATTTTTGCTTCGGCCAATAGCAGTTGAGCCAGCAGTGCTAATAGCTGATACGTTGTTGCCCAGACCAGTCTGAGCAATAGAACCGTCGCCCTGCATTTGGAACAAGAGCTTGGGATCGTCAACGACATATGCCATAGCATCTGACGCTACCGTGCCGGTAGGCCAGTACTGGTTGAAGGTTAGCTGACCGGTGCCGGGATCGGTGTAGGAACAGCCGACAAAAATGCCGACGGTGCCTGCCACAACGGCAGTCGTAACTGCCGCCTTTTCTACCGTACCAGCCGCAACCAGCTTAACGAAATCACCATAAAAGATGTCGGTGGCATAGCCAGACGCAACCTTAATATGGCGTACTTTTCCGGTGAAGGAGCCGGAAGCACTGAGCGTGCCTACGGGTTCTGCACCCATCGGAGTAGCTGATGTAGCCATCTTTATTCTCCATTACGAGAGTTAAAGGCCGGTGCTCTCCGGGTTACCGAAGTCAGCTCCGACCAAAGGTAGTCCGAGTTGACCGCTCAGGATTAAGAACGGGCATTCGGGGGTCGTTTTGCTTGAGGAAGTTGTTGTCCACGGACTCCATCTGGCTCTCAGCCATGTTCTGGAAGTACTCCTCTCGTTGCTGTACCTTGCCCTCTGGGGCTTTGCACAATAACAAGCCGCCGATCTCAATGTTCCCGTCAAATCGGGAGTTGATATCAGACATGACTTCCATCTCTGGATGATCTTCAGATTTCACCGGAACCCACCCCTCTCTGAATTTCTGAGAGACGTTCGTGTTGTCCGCGTGGCCCAATGTGCTTGTGCGTACCCAACGAAATACCCACCCATCTATAGGGTCGGGCGTTGGTAGTACGGAGGCCGGCATCCACGAATCGGATGGTCGTTGTTCAACTTCTCTGGACTCTGCGTCCCTTTTCTTGCGCTGTTCTGCCATTTTATGACTCCTTTATGAGCTGGTTGGCATACTGTTCTGCGGTTAACCCTAGTCGCTTTGCGAGAGCGATTTGGGTGCGGCTCAACCTCACTTTGCGTGGTTTGGCACCGTTATTCCTAGAGGAAGGGGCCACCACCACGGAGGGGCTTCGGGAAGTCGAGGAAGGTTGTGCGCCCTGAGACGCCTCACCTGAGCCACTGTCTTCTTCGCCGAAGTAGTCTGGAAACCTTGACCGCATGGTGCGATCAATGGTCTCAAAGTATTCGTCCGAGTTAGGATCAAAGCCCTCGTCCCGAACTAATTTTTCATGCACGCCGTAAGCCAGCGCGGTCATATCTTTTTCTTGGCCAAACCAAGGATTTTTTTCTGACCATTGCACTGCCTTCGCCGAGGGAGTTGGCGGTGCTGGTCCAACTTCGGGCTGT